ACATATGTACAGACGCCCCATCAACATCAGATGCTCTAGCAGAAGTTGAATCAAATCCTCTAGGGACTACAGATCCAGCTACACACCATCTCATAGACTCACGACCTTTCTTAGAGATCATTTGTAGGTTATTTTGACCATCATAATTTGATTGATCAACAAATACCATTCTATAAGATTCAAGAGAGTATCCTGTAACAGGGTGCTTCGCGCGAGCCTGAGCAACAGCACCATGATCAAACATTGGTAATTTTACCACGTTGATTGTGTGTCCGTCAATATGCTCGTACGAATTAAAGTAACCAGTTAAACCTAAAGATCTACCAGATCCAGTGATAAAACGATTCTCTCCACCTATTTTCCAGCTACCTGCTGCACCTGCAAAGTGATTTTTAAGAGCTTCATCAAATTCTCTAGCACCTCCTGTTCCAGTGTAAAGAGTTACTTGTTTTTGAGCAGCATCAGTCATTTGATAGAATAAATCACCAATGATGTTCTTTAATTTGGATTCAGTCATAGTAGAGTAAGTATCAGTATTGATAATTTGCTCTAATAGACCTGGGCCTACAATTACTGGTTGTCCATTCTCATCTTTCATAGAAGTTACACCGTTTGAATCGTATGTTTTTTGACCATACCAGTAGTACATTTCACATTCTTCTTTGAAGTCCAACATGTGTAAGTACTCTTCATAGTCCATCCAAAGTTTAGTAGTAGATCCACCTTTAGTTGGTAGTGCAAATTCTGCTACATAATCTTTAGCGTTTCCAGACATGTGGTAAGATTTTCTAACTGTAGTTAGTTTGTTTCTTACTTTACCTGGAGTTTCCCAGTTTGAAGCGTTACCTCTTGAGAAGTCAACTCCTACTGGTGCGTACATTTGCGCAAAAAGAGCTCCAGATGTAATATCTGCTGCTGCAATTGTTGCTGTTGCCGCTGGGTTTACTAATTGTAAAGTATATTTCCAGTTAGAACCTATTGCTTCTGGTTCTTTCATGATACGCGCTTGAGTACCTGCTTGAGATACTAATACGTATGGAAATACAAAGTGTTTGTCAGGAAATTCCAACTCAAAAGTTGATCCTCCTAATCCCACATTTGCTGTTACTGCTGGTGTTACCACTACTGGACGTGTTCTCAATCTGTGTGTCGCTACGCGATACTCATACTCCAAACGGTCAATAGATTTAACATTACCAACACCTTCTGTTAAGAAAGATAGTGGGAATCTTTTATCGTCTTTTCCTGCTAAATGAGTAATAATTGGGGACAGTTCAGTCGGTTTTGCCAACAATGCATTTGATAGACTATTCATGTCTGTCATCTGCGAGTCATTGTAAAACGTCTTTTGGACGCTTATATTTGTTCCGTTGTTTGCCATTTCTAATTATTTTTAAAGTTATTTATACAAAATTCAAGTTGCCTTGAAGAATTGTCAGTTATTATAAAGACAGATCTAAACTATCTAAATCAAGCTTAGAATTTCTTCTAGATGATTTTCGAGTAGACTTAACTCTATCTTCGTTTTTGCCAAGACGTTCTCGCAACGTTTTAGCGTTTTGGGTTTTTGCTTTAGATGAAATAACTTCACTTAAATCAAAACCTGTGTACATCAAATAATCAATTGCTAATTTTATTTCCATATCAGCGCTTGAATGATCTACGTCTCTTTGAGTTTGACCTTGTTTATTTACAGGAGTAGATAAGTAATCAAAAAACTTAGCCTTATCTCTTCTTGGTACTGCTATACCTGCAAATGAGTCTGAATCTTCAATAGTGTCTGAAACATTATCCCAGAAATCATTTAATTCTTCTCTTTGTTTATTAGTCGCTTCTCTTTGTTGAGTTATTAATTGATCTCTTTTTGCATTTTGATGCTTAGCTAAAGCTCCTCTAGCAGCTTCTGCTTTTGCATATAATTTACCTGTATCTTCAAAATCATTTAACATCTCTTCAATAAAGTCATTATCATGACCTTTTAATTCTAAGTAATCTCCTAGTATAGCTTTTTGTGATCTATGATCATCTTGCTCAATTTGAACTTTGTCGTAATCTAAGTTAGGATCATAAGCTTCCATAAAGTTTTGAGATTGTCCTCCAGCTAAAACATAATCTAAATGTTTTTTAACTAGTGGGAATGCTTCAAGAACTTCATCAATTCTTTCATCTGCCATTTCTGATGCAATATCAGTTGTCATGTTTGCTAATCCTTCAGGAGTATCTTCATAAGATCCTTCTTCTAGATCATATCCTAATTTACTTAAAACTTCTGCAACAATTGATTCTGATCCATCTTCTTCATCAACTTCATACTCTTCAGGATCTTCATCACTATCTTCTTCTTCATCATACTCATCTTCATCATACTCTTCTTCTTCATCATCATCGATAGCGAGATCATCAAGAGTTGGTTCTTCAGTTTCTTCTATTTCTGAAGGTGATTCTTCAAGAGGGGCCACCTCTGGTTCAGGCATTACTTCTAGTCCATCGCCTGCAATAACATCATCAAATGTTATGTCGTCTAGCTGTATTTTTTCATTAGGGTCCATATATATATTGTTTAGTTGGGTACAAATTTAGTAATTATATTGATATTTTTTATACTTTTTTATTTTTTGCTTTTTCTATTACTGTATAACACTTAGAGATATTTATTTTTACGCTTTCTAGTAATATATCCTCCTTTTTTAAATGTTCTACCATATCCGTCATAGAATCTTTTCTTTGATTCTGTTAAATCTTTTATTTTATTGTTCTTTCTATAGTTGTCATTGTAGTAATTAAACATACCTAATGTATCAGTAACTTCTGGTATAGATTCTGGAACTTTACCATAAACCATCCTCATTGCATTTATAGCTGCTTTAGGATTATCATTTTGTAATTCTTTTTTAAAGTTTGCTTTGTTTGTAGGTAATCCTGCTCTTTTAAGTTTTTCAAAATATCTTAATTGAGTTTTACTATGGTTTACTTCATTACCATCTTCGTCTTTCTTTTTATCAAACAAATCATTTAACATTATTTCATCAATAGATGCTTGAGAATTAGTATAAGTTCTTCCGTAAGCTTCTTTGTCATCCCCCATACTATTTTCCATAAAATTAGTTACTTCTAATAATTTTTTTGTTTTAGGTCTATCAGATTCTTTTTCTAAAGATACTATTTCATCTATTTCTGTTTTTAAATATTCTCTGTTAGTTGGAAATGTGTGTACAGGATTAGAAAACATCATACCACGTGGCTTTTCACGATTTACATTCTTCTTTCCACCTTCTTGATAAAATCCACCTCTTTGGTATCCAAAAAGTTTTTTAGCTCCTCTTTTTAATAACTCATAGCTACTAACTGTTGATACTCCACCTCTATCTGTATCATATTTACCTAATTGAGATATTTCACTTGGAGTTAACCCTAAATCTGTTGCTTGTCCTAAATTTATATTTATAGGTATTGTGGATTTAACTTTGTCTCCTACATTGTGCGCATTATCATATCCACGCCCTTCATATTCATTAGCAGTAGCGTGTTCATATAATTCTGAAAATGTTGTTCCTGTTTTTAACCCTTTTTTATTTTGAGAATAATTAAAATCATAAGTATCTTGAACATATACATTACCTTCTTTATCTATAGTGTAACTTGCATTACCTGTTAATGTATGTAATGCTTCTTTAGTAGCATTTGTCCCAGAAAGTGGATTCCAATCGTTTAGTATTGTGTTACTAATACCTCTTGCTTCTAATAATTTTCTTGCTGCTTCTGAACTAGAAGCATTACTAATTTCTGGATCATTACTGTATCCTCTATAATCTATTTTTGAACCTCTACCTTTATTAAAATTATCTCTCAACATAGATTTATATGTTGCTATTTCATCTGGTCTAAGATCGTTTTCAGTTACATCAAAATATGTTTCATCTTCTCCTACAAGACCATATCCTTGCAATAAAGAATTACCTACATACTGACCATAAGTTTGTACAGCCTGACTTAAACCGCTATTATTAAATTTACTATTTATTCCTCTAATTCTATCTAGCCAACCTACCTCTTTTGAATCAGTTCTAGCTATATATTTATCGTAAGCTTTTGCAGTGTCTTCACCCCAAGCTCCATCAGCTCCATGTTTACCTACATCAAATCCTTCTGAAACTAAAAGATTTTGTAATTTTTTTACATCTTTTACACTATCAGGTCTAGGAGTAAATTCAGTACCACTATTATCATTTACTACTGCCTTTACTTTTTTTCTGTTAGGTCTTTGTTTATTTATTATTTTTTTTACTGGTTTTTCTTCTACAACAGGTTCTGATTTTGTTTCTATTTTTTCTTCAGGTGCCACATATCCAGGAGGAAGCTGTGGTCCAATAAATCCTGCGTCTTGATATTGTTTACGTCTATATCCACCTTTTTTATATTGAGATGGAGTTTCTATAACTGTACCTTCTTCTTCCCCCATATTTAAAGATTTTATTCCTGGGGGAACTTTTTGATAGCTTTTAACTAGATTACCGTCTCTATCATACTTACGTATATCTAAATCAAAATCCATTCCTTTTGTATTGAAATTGTCTTCAGAATTAGGGAATGCCATAGAAGTGTTGCCATCTGAACCTCTTAAACCTTGTTCTTGTTGTTGTTCTGTAGAAGCAGTTTGTCCTTTCTCTACATTAGCTTGATCTATTAATTTAAATATAGGGCCCTTATATCCTTCAGATATAGCACCTTTTATTATTTGCATTTGTTCCTCTGAACTCAGCATTATTTAGAAGAAGGTTTATTATTCTTAGCTTTTGCTACTCTTTCTTTAATTTTATTTTCTTCTCGTTTAATAGTTGCAGTTTGTCTGTTAGTTTCTGCTTTACCTCTACTATCTTCTGCTTTAATTGCAACTTCTCTTTCTTTAATATCTAACTCTCTCATACCTTTAGCTAAATTTAATTTTGCGTTAGTATCATTATCTTGCGCGTGTATCATTGCAACTTTAATTTGAGTTTCTCTATCTTTTTCTTTATTCATATTTTCATCTTCAGCTTCTTTAGCTTTTTGCTCAAGCTCTGCTTGTGCTTGTTGTTGTTGAGCTTGTTGCTGTTGAGCTTCTAATTCTTTTTGTGCTTTTTCAGCTATTTTAATTTGATGTTTAATATGAGTGAAACTATCTGCATCAAACATCTCAGCTACTGTAGATGCTGGTGTTCCATTTTGAATCATTGATTGAGATAATTGTTTTATAGCCTCTAATTTATCTTGTTCTTTACCAGAATCTGATAAAAATATTCCATAATTAGATTCCATATGTGACATACTGTTTAAATCTAAAAAATCTGTTGTACCATCAGGCATAACATACATAGTTTTCTTTCCACCTAACCACGCTTCTTTAGAATAATCTAATAGTCCTTGTAAATCTCTTTGTTCTAATCTGTTAAATTTACGGAAAAGATCTTCTGTAATATGTGATGATTGTACAATAGCTTGTTGTGAAGTTGCTTTACCTTCATAACTACCTACTTGCCCTTGTCTTTGTCTATTTACTCCAGATAATTTTTCCCATTCTTGCATTATAGATTCTAATAAAGTAATGTATTGTTCTATTGTTTTAATAGACATATCCATAACAGACTGATGTTGTGGATTTAATTGCATACCTTCTTTATTATAATCAACCCATGCAATACCTGACCCTTCTACATAATACATAAATTTATCCATATCCCATTTTTTAGGGATCATGTTAATATCAAACGAAGCTACAATATCTTTACTTTTTGCTATTGCAAGTTCTAATCTATACTTGTATATATTATAGTTTAATTGGTAGGGTATACCTAATTTTACTAAAGATATATTAGTAGAGTTTAAGTTAGAATATCTTATACCGTTAATTGGTAGTTTACATACAGAAGGATTATCTATAGAATTTCTTTGATTAACAATAGGGTGTATTTTAATATAAACTCTACCATCTATTCTTGTTCCTTCCCATACTTCATTTACCCATTTCCATTCTAATTTAGCTCCTTGCTCTTTCATTTGTAATGGCATTTTAAATCCATCTTCTACTATCTGTTCTTCCATTGCTCCAGATTCAGGATCCATATATGATAAAAATCCAATACGCTTTCTAGATTTCCAATATACTTGAGCTACTTCTATTAATCTGTTTCTATATGCATTTGCATCTTTATTCATATTATTAGTGTATAAAAAATATGAATCAGATTCTGAATGTCTTGGTTCTTCTAATTCAGCTATTTGCTGATCTGATAAATAATCAAAATAAGTATCAATAACACTTGAAGCATGTACATATTTTCTAACTAACGCCCAATCACCATCTTCTACAAAATCTAAATCTGGATCAAGATCATAATCTACATCTATAGGATTTAGTATATCATAAAAAGGTTCATTATTTATAACTCCTCTATGCGTATAAACTTCTCCTGAAATTAAAAAATGTGACCAACCTTTTTGAAATTTATCATGTATTTCTTGACTATGCATTATATAATTTACAGCTTTTTGACCTAGTATTGCTCTGTTGTCTACATAACTAGCTTCAAACATGTCTTCTATTTCTTTGGGTAGTTGTACCTCTTGTTCTTCTCCCTGATAATTTCCAGTTTTAATTAACTCGTTT